CGACTATTTCGATAAAGAATTAGAAGAACAATTAGGAGAATAAAAATGGCAACAGTTATAGTTAAGGGCGAATTTATAAACAACCCGAATGCTAACAACATTGGTTTAGCTCATTTTGTTCATTGTGTAGCTACAGGTGCTGCCCAATCTGTTATAGTAAAAGAAGCTGGTGGTACAACTTTAGGTAATATTTACCTACACGCAGCTGGCGACTCTATTATAATTGAAAAAGGTACAACTGATACTATTACATTGGCAGATGGTCATGCTAGTGCTGTCGGTTCACCAAGAAGTTAATTAAATGACTATATCAACAACCAAATTAGTGGATGATAATTTTAAGATTATTGTAAATTCAAATGGTGTTGGTGGGGAATTTCAACAAAAACTTGTTGATGTAGTATCTAGTAATAATGCTAGTAGTGAACCTAAGGTTTCAATTGCTAATATGGCATTTGAGATATTAGGTACAGGAAAAGTTACTGTCTTCTTTAAGAATGACAATAGCAAAAAAGTAGAATTAACAAATAGAGGTAATTGGGGTTTAAAACCAGACGAAGTTAAACTACAAGACCCTATTGGAGATATAAGTTTAAATAGTGATGATACAGTTACAAAATACAATCTTGTAATTGAATGTCACAAAGAAGCGGGATACAAATAATGGAACAAACAATAGACAACCACGGTACATTAACTAAAAATATCACCGTCAATGAGGGTGGTATGGGAGATGTTCAAGCAGGTATTGAGTTTATATATCACATGAGAGAACATTTGGTTGATGTGGGTGTAGCAACATTATACTTATTTGCTTGTTACGCTTTTTATTTGTGGTTGAAAAGGAAGTTAAGCTAATGGCAGATATAGTTACAACACAAACAATAGCAGATACCTCAGGTGTAAAATTTGTTGTAAAGATGACAAATCAATCTGATGGTACTGGAGAAAATTTAGTTAAAAAAATTGACGCCTCTGAATTAACATTTATGACAGAGGATAATGCTAGAAAATTAAGTAAGATATGGTATTCAATCAATACTGCTAATAACAAGTCCGCTGTAGAGTTGTTATGGGACGGTACTACAGACGCTAGTATGGTTATATTGTCCGGTAACGGTTATTGGGATTTGAGACCAGCAGGTAATGAAGTGCCAAACAATGCAACAACACCAACGGGAGATGTACTATTATCTACAAAGAATTTTGCAAATGGTGATAATTACACAATAATTGCAGAGTTTAGGTAATAAATTGTATAAATAGTAGTACAAAGAGAGAACATATGAAACTAATTTCCGAAGAAGTACAAAATGCCGAGTATCTTGTAGAAGAAACTAACGGTAAAAAGTCATATAAAATCAGAGGTATCTTTCTTCAATCTAATATGAAGAATAGAAATGGTCGAGTGTATCCGAAAGAAATTTTGGAACAAGAGGTCAGTAGATACAATAAAGAATTTATCCAAAAAAAGAGAGCATTTGGTGAACTAGGACATCCAGACGGTCCTACAGTCAACTTAGAGAGAGTATCGCATATGATAAAATCTCTTACACCAGACGGCAATAACTTTGTTGGAGAAGCAAAAATTATGGACACGCCATACGGCAAGATTGTAAAAGGTCTTATAGACGAGGGTGCTCAACTAGGAGTATCTAGTCGTGGTATGGGGTCAATAATACAGCGTAACGGTGCAAACTATGTAAAAGACGATTTTTACCTTGCAACGGCGGCTGATATTGTTGCAGACCCTAGCGCTCCAGACGCTTTC